GTTTTGTCCAAAACCAAGCGACATAAACCGAACCCCATCATTAGTAACAAACGAACCGTCCGACCAGTCCCCCGCCGATGACCTCTTGCCGTAATCATTCTGCAAGCGATTATTGTGTTCCAACTGTGCCTGTATGCCCGACAGCAGCTTCTTAGCTTTAGGTTCAGTCTCACCTACCAAAAGCATAAATCGCAAATCATTCTTTGCAAAGTACAAGTACAGCGGTATCCCCATATCTATATGCACCGACTTCCCCGCCGAGCGGTACATCTCGGCAAGCAAGCGCAAGCGTCTATTGCCCACTATCAGCTTAGCCAGCTGGACGTGAAACCACGCACACTTCTGTTTAGCATAGTTAGGAAAATAGTACTCAAACCAGCGCACATAATCACCCTCCAAGTTCTTAATACGAGCCGCTTTTTCTTTGGCTGTTTCGTGTATATTTACCGAAGTAGCCTTAGCAATCAGCAGGCAATGCTTGTCGTAATCGGCTAAGAGTTTAGCGTATATCTTATCGTTCTTGCTCATTTTTTACTTTTAGTTGTAAGAATTGTTTGTGATACTTGGTACATTGAGCGGCAAAGCCCGCATCTTGTTGTGATATAAACATATCCAGCTCTTTCAGTACTTTATATACAGTGGTAGGGTCTGCCTGCGTTTCGCACCTATCTAAGGCAGCCATTAACTTACCCACATCAGAAGCCGAGAAAGTAGGCTCTTGTCCATTCATTACCCTAATAGTCTCAGCTTGTAGTTTCTGTTTGATAATCGTAGGCGAAGCGTGGAAGTTCAAACGCTTGTCCTCCCAATCATACTTCTTTACCCACTCACCAATAGTGGCAGCACGTACTCCGTAGAGTTCTGCCACTTCTGCTTGTGTAACTTCAATATTTTCAATGTAATATTGCTCAGCCTTAATACGTGTTTGTTCTTTTGTTTTTGCCATTTTTTTGTGGCAAAATTCCTACAAATAAGGCAATTAGAAAACAAGTTGTTCAGTCCTTGAACAACTTTGTTCAAAGGGTGAACAAAACTGTTCAGTCCTTAAACAACTATTTGCATACCCAACAGAAGCTCACGAATTTTGCCCCGAAAATGATTAACAAAAAAATGAAAGCCTATGCCTAAATTTATATTGAACGATGAAGCAGTGGTCAATTCGCACGGCTTTCGGATACTTACCGCAGGAATTGACCTAACACGCTTCAAACTCAATCCTGTAATGCTTGACGGACACATTCGCAGTAATCAGACTGTAATAGGAAGCTGGAAAGACATTACCATTGAAGAGGGTAAACTTTTTGCTGAACCTTTGTTTGATATGGAAGACGAAAATGCTAAACTCATAGCAGGAAAGGTTGAACGAGGGGTTATCAGAGGGGCGAGTATGGGAATATATTTTTCAGAAAAGGATTTATCATATAAAGATAATGTGGTAACCCTTACAAAGTGTATCCTTGCTGAAGTCTCTATAGTAGCCGTACCGAGTAATGCTAACGCCTTGCGTCTACATATGGACGGCAAAGAACTTACCGAAAAAGAAATAAATGAGCTATGCCTATCATTGGCAGATAAAACAATTAACACAGATAACAATATGAAGTTACAACTTACACAATTAGCCTTAGTAGCTTTAGGTATGAGCACCAGCACTAAGGAACTATCAGCAGACGAAATAGAGTCTGCTATCTTGGCACTTTCTAAAACACGAGACGAACTGAAAGAAAAACTCACTCTTTCAGAAGAACAACTTAGTGCTTTTGTAGCCAAAGAAAAAGCACAAAAAGCTGCCCTTACTACTCAAATGCTTGACGAGGCAGTAAAAAGCGGTAAAATCACTGCCGACAAACGACAAACCTTTGCCGATTTGGCAGCTAAAGACTTTGAGTTGGCAAAAGCTACATTGGAGGCTTTGCCTGCTAAAAAGAACTTTAGCACAGGAGTAACTACACCTGCAGGAACTACTGGCGTAGCTACTATGGACGATTTTCAAAAACTCTCCTTAGATGACAAATTGGCTTTCAAAAACAGCAACCCAGAAGCCTACCAAAAATTAGTAGCTTCTATTTAAAATCGTAGCACAGCAAGCAATTTAAATGATATTTAAAAAACTTTTAAAACAGAATTAACTATGGCAATGAATTTTCCAGAAATATGGGAGGCACGCGTACGACAAACCCTTTCACAAGGAGCCGATGCTGACTTCTTGGACGGCGTGCAAGAACTCGATGGCGATGTAACCCAAATGGGCGAACACAACGTAATTCACATCCCCACTACCGAGTTCAAACCCGATGTACTGATTAATAACAGTACCTATCCTCTCGCTATCCAAGACTACACCGACAACGAAGTAGTGGTAAAATTGGATAAGTATCAAACAAAACCTACTAAGGTTACCGACGACCAAACCATCGGGGCAAGCTACAACAAAATTGATGCGGTTACCCGTAGCCACACCAATGAAATTAGCGTTACCAAGTATAAAAAAGCATTACACGCTATTGCTCCCGACCAAAACACCGCTGCTACCCCAGTCCTCACCATTGCGGGTACTGAATGTACCTACAACGACATTGTAGCCCTGAAAGCAATATGCGATAAAGCAGGATGGCCTCTCAAAGGTCGCCGCCTTGTCTTGTGCTATGACCACTACAACGCCCTCCTTAAAGACAGAGAACGTTTCGGAGACCAGCTTATCAACTATCGCAACGGACAAACAGCCCCTGTGATTGCAGGCTTTGAAATCAAAACTTACGAACAGCACCCTCACTACAATGCCACAGGACAAAAGATCGCTTTCGACCAAGTCCCTACTGTTACCGATAAACCCGCTTCAGTAGCCTTTGTGGTAGAGGCTGTGCGTAAAAAAACAGGGCTCACTAAGCAGTACTATTCCGAAGCCAAACAAGATACCCAAAACCAAGCAAACCTATTGGCATATCGCCACTACTTCATTGCTTTACCTTTGGAGAAAAAGTACATCGCCGCACTGAAATAATGTTTAACCCAAAAGGAGGGGAAGCCTCAGAAAAGCCCCAAAGTAACTCAATTAGCACGCTTTTTTCTGCAACCTTCCCCCCTTACTAATAACAGAAACCCTATGGATACCATATTCAATGATAACCCCAATTTAGATGTAGCCTACAAAACCGCTGACGGCAAATACTTCTACACCGAAAATAGCGCACAAAACTACGCCCTAACCCTCAAAAATAAAGAGGTAAAAAAAGTAGTACGTACAGAAGATGCAACAGAAAAAGAGGAAGTAAAAAATGGAGTCGTTACTGAAACAGAAAAGCCTCAAACAGTAGTAACCGCTGAACCCTCAGAGCCCTCAGAAAACTCTGATAATTCAGAAAACTCTAATAGTTCAGAAACCCCAGAGCCTTCAGAAAGCTCAGAGCCCTCAGAAGAAACAAAGCCCAGCTTTGAACTCAAACCTAAAAACTTTAACAAACGCTAAACAATGAACGGAGTAAAATTCATAAGAAAAAATGGTGGCTTAGGGCGTGAACTCGCAGGTGAAGACCATATCTCTGGACTCATCGTCTATGGTGAAACAGCCGTTGCCCCTACCTTATTGCTTTCAGTAGAGGAGCTAAACGGCAAGGGAATTTTCCCCGATACAGCCCCTGTATTGCACTATCATATAACCGAGTTCTTTCGTATCAATGAAGGCGCTAAACTATACGTGCAATCGGTAGCAAGTGCCGACGGCAATTATACCGAAGTAAAAACCCTGCAAGCATTCGCCCAAGGCAAACTCCGACAAATTGCCGTTTGCGATTTCAAAACCGAGCTTTCGGGCTTAGACAACGCCCTTAGCAAGCTAAACACTATTGGTAAGGAGTTAGCCAAACGTATCACCCCTGCAAGCCTATTGTATAGCTTTAAACTCAAAGCCGAAGATATTGCTAACCTCCCCGATTTGCACACCAAAAGTGCCGAGCTTGTGAGTGTAGTGATAGGTCAAGACGGAGCTGGGCGCGGGGCTTATATCGCACAAACTACCCCAGCAGTGGGTTGTATAGGGGCTGCCCTTGGAGCTATTTCCAAAGCCAGCGTACACGAAAGCATTGGCTGGGTAGAGAAACAGAACTTAGTAAGTGTTGCTTACAATAAAGGTCTTGCAGGCGATGTGCTGCGAGCCCTTGAGTTAGATGTCCCCGCTTTAGCCGACGGCACCAAGCTTGGCAGCCTAACCCCTGCACAAGTGGAAGCTTTGCACGGCAAAGGGTATATTTTCCTTACCCAATATGCAGGCAACGCAGGCACCTACTTCAATGATAGTTTCACTGCAACTGCTGCCAACAGCGACTTTGCCTATATAGAGAATAACCGCACCATCGACAAAGCCATACGTGAACTCAACCGTGTACTGGTACCTAAGATTTCAGGCCCCGCTTATATTGACCCCGATACAGGTAACCTACAAACAGCTACTGTGTCAGCTATCAATGCTCTTTGTGAGGAGCCTTTAGATGCAATGAAGCGCAATGGTGAGCTCAGCGGGTACAAAGTGTATATCAACCCACGCCAGCGTATATTGCAAACCTCCAAGTTAGAAGTAGTACTCAAAATAGTACCCGTAGGCACTATGCGCGAGATAGAAGTAGCTATCGGCTTTACCCTTAGTGTATAGTAATTTAATAACTGTTTAAAAGCACTTTAAAAATGTTAGAATTAGAACCCCTTATCAACGGAAGAGAATACGGATGGGCAGATATCATCTGCACTATCGGGGGCGTACCTGTTACAGGTATTGTTGCTATAAAGTATGAAGAGGAGCAAGAAAAAGAGAACGTATATGGTGCAGGTCGCCACCCAGTAAGTCGTGGGTATGGCAGAGTGAAGACTACTGCTTCTATCACTGTGCTTGCCTCAACTGCAATGGCACTGAAAGCTAAAGCCCCAAACGGACAGCTACACCGTATTGCGCCTTTCCCTATCACGGTGAACTATCAGCCCGATAATCAGCCCTTGGTAACTCATATACTAAAGAATTGTGAGTTTCAAAAAACACCTTTTGAATGGAAAGAGGGCGATATGCACAAAGAAGTAGAATTACCACTCATTGTAAGTCACGTAGTGGATAAAAGCATTTAATTATTATGGAAAAAGAAACGTTTATGTTTGTAGAAGACAACAAAGTCGCCGAACCTGCTACCATTTGTGGGCTATCGGCAGCCGAAATACAAACCCTTAAAGAGGAACACGGTGAGCTGGTATTGGTAGAAGTAACTTCAGAAGGTAAAACCCACCAAGTGATTTTTAAAGAACCTACTTTTAAGCAATTGGAGGTTATTACCAAAATAGCTAAGACAGACGAAGTAAAATCAGCCCAAGCTGCCTATGTTAATTGTGTAGTAAAAGCCGATGAGGCAATTGCAAACCGCGATTTATTGAAGCTCAAAGCCGTAGAAGCCTTATTGGCACGCGTACAGCAAACAAAGGCAAATGCAAAAAACTTGTAGGCTCGTTGCTATCTGAAACGGATAGTGTAGAGCCTAATAACAGAGAAGAATGGAAAGCGGAGGCACTCATACGCACTAACTTTGGGGTAGCCCCCGAAAGCCTACAAGCCAGCCAATGGTGCAAACTCTATGCGCAAGCAATGTGGTTAGAGCATTGGCGTATGCAAAACCAAGCAGAGTTATTTAAGGTACTTATGGGTGGGTAGTTTTACCCTATCGGGGTAGGTGTTGCTATATACTAAGCAAAAGAAAAATATAAACAAGCTGATGTAAATACTAACAGCCCCTACCTCGTAAATGTTCCACAATACAGAACTTATAACGAATACTATAAAAGATAAAGCGTAAACGAGCCAAAATAGTGCTTTCATAAGTAACAATGTTTAACACGGCAAATATACAAAATTAAAATGAATAACACGTTTAATTTCGGAATAAATTTTAATGTGGCGGGCGGAAATGATGTGTCGGCTATATTTGTCGGTTTGTTTAAAAACATTGATATACTACAGGCTGAAATTACCCAAATCAATCAGACGCTCAACACTTTCGCCGAAAACACTACAAAAGCTATTGAGGGGGTGGCTAAAACTGTAAAAGAAAGCACCAAGTTATCTAATTTAAACTTAGAGGCGCTTCTTAGTCTAACAGATAGAGCCACCACTGCTATAGCCGACCTATATGCCCCTGGTATCTCCCTTGAAAAGAACCTCGCTGAACTTTCGGCTATCACGGGCGTTACAGGCGAGGGACTGAAAGCTATAGAACAGGCGGCACGTGATACCGCTAAAACCTTTGGTACTTCGGCAGTAGATAACGTGGAAGCCTATAAGATGATGCTTTCACAACTTAGCCCCGATATTGCTAAGAACAGCGAAGCAATGAAGCTGATGGGCGAGAATGTAAATATCCTCTCCAAGCAAATGGGAGGCGATACCATAGCGGCTACTGATGTACTCAACACCTCGCTGAACCAGTTCGGGGTGAGTATGGAAGACCCTATCAAGGCGGCAAAGGTGATGACCGAGATGATGAACGTAATGTCGGCAGCTGCCCAAAATGGTTCGGCTGAACTCCCACAAATCAAGCAGGCATTAGAGCAGGTGGGTATGGTGGCTAAGACTACAGGACTCTCATTTGCTGAAACCAACGCTTATATTCAGCTATTAGACCAAGCAGGTAAGAAAGGTAGCGAGGGAGGGGTAGCCTTGCGCAACGTACTCACTACCCTTTCAGAGGGTAGATTTACTTCTAAACTTGCTGCCGACGGACTGAAAGCTGCAGGTATTAGTACCGATTATTTAGCTGATAGCAGCATACCACTACACGAACGCCTCAATACTTTGCGCAAGATACAAGGCGACACTGCCCTAATGACCAAGGTATTTGGCAAAGAAAATATGGCGGCTGCCATTGCCCTTATCAATACTGCCGACGAAGCTGAAGCGATGTCTAAAAAGATAGAAGGCACTAACTCGGCGGTAGAGCAAGCAGGGGTAATTATGGAGAGTACTGCCGAAAAGAACGCACGCCTTACCGCTCAAGTAGAAGACTTTAAGATTTCTATTTTCAACGCAACTAACGGGGCTTTTGGCTATGCAGGGGCTATAGGTAATATCGTAAAAGATATGACAAACCTAATACCTTTGGTGGTAGGACTTTATAATGGAATTACTTTTTTAACCAATGCCGAAAAGCGCGCTGCCCTATGGGCTGGTATTCTGTCGGTAAAAACAACTATTTGGGCGGGAGTAACCAAGGCAATGGCTGTAGCACAGGGCATACTGAATGCCGTAATGAATATGAACCCTGTATTCCTTATCATCACAGGTATTGCCCTACTTATAGGCTATATTGTTACGGCTATTAAGTACTTTGATAGCTTTGGTAGTACAATGTTAGTGCTGTTAGGCCCTATAGGAATGCTCATCAGTGCTTTTATGATGATTAAGCGGCACTGGGATAGCATCGTCGAAGCCTTTAAATCGGAAGGTATATTAGGCGCGCTTAAGCGTATAGGTTTGGTGCTGTTAGATGTGATTATGCACCCCTTGCAAAAGATACTGGGTTGGGTAGCGGAGCTTACTGGCTGGCAATGGGCTACAAATGCCGCTGGCAGTGTAGAGGAGTTTCGCAAGAATATGAATTTAGTCTCTGATGAGGAGAAAGCTAACACCCAAAAAGACGATAAGCCTCAAGAAGTAACAGTAGTAGAAAACAAAGACAGCTTTGACCTTACCAAAAACAAACCTACGGTGCCTACCGTTGGGGGTGTAGCAGCTACCAAAACAATGAATAGCACGGGGGTAGGAGGCGACAAGAGCAAAAGCGAAAACAAAGTGCGTAACCTTAGTATCGGTAAGATGATGGATAATTTTAATATCTATATGAATGCTGACAAAGGATTAGATAAACAACAACTCCTACAAGCAGTAAGAGAAGTGTTACTAACTGCTACTGCCGACTTTGCAGGGGCTAATGATTGACGAATATGATACACTTTAACTTTCAACCCCAACCCGAAACGATTGCCAAAACGGTAGCCTTAAACTTGGCTTTTCGCTTTGGTATGCAAACGGGCAAGCCTTTAGAGGTTAAGAAGTTTGACGGCGAGTTTGTCGCAACAAGTGACTTAGAAAATCGCCTTTGGCTTACCTCCTTGCGTATGAGTACCCACCACGAGGGCGAGCGTTACAGCTTATTGTTCCCCGAAGTGATTATCTCAATAACTCAACAGCGCAACATCGTTACTACCCCTCTGCAAGGGCGTGACGGCACGATTAAGGAGTATATCAGCAATGGTGATTACAGCATTACCCTCGACCTCGCCATTACCGATTATGAAGGCGAACCAGGGGAGCAATCCGACGAAACGTTTTTATTGCCAAAGCAGGACTACCCACTAAGTCAGGTAGAAACCTTGCGCAAGTTACTCACTACCCCCGAAGCTGTGGAAGTGGAAAGCGACTTTCTCTATGCTTTTGGTATCAAGTCGGCAGTGGTTACCTCTTTCTCATTACAGCAGGAAACACACAGCAATAGGCAGAGCGTACAAATACAAATGCTATCTGATGAGCCCTATGAAATAAAGCAAATACAGCAAGACGAGTATGTTAAGATTAGTAAGTAGAATAACGATAGAGGCGGATAGCACCCGCTGGCAATTTAGTTCGGTAGCCGAGTGCAACATCGTAGAAGATACAAGCAGCCTTACCGACACTTGTGAACTAAAACTGCCACGCAATATTCGCTGGCAAGGGTATGTAAGTGAAAAAGGTATGCCTCCAATCAAACGAGGCGACCGCATTACCATAGAACTCGGTTATGATGATGATTTAAAAGTACGCTTTGCAGGTTATATCCGTTCGGTAGATGCCAAAGTGCCTATTACCATAAAATGTGAAGACGGTATGTTCCTACTCAAAACGTTAAAAGCCGAGCCCAAAGCCTTTAAGAACGCTACCCTAAAAGAGATAGTGGAACATCTGCTCAAAGGTACAAATATTAGCTACAAACTCATTGATGACAATATACAAGTAGGTAGCTGGCGTATCACCCAGCCTAACGTATCGCAAGAGTTGCAGGAGTTAAAAGACAAGGTAATGCTGAGTAGTTACTTTAGATTTATAGACGGCAAATCGGTGTTGTATATCGGCTTAGCCTACCCTATAGACAATCGCAAAAAATACCTTTTTAAGCACGGCAAAAACATCATCAGTGAGGACTTTACTTACCGTGATAAAGACGATATAAGGGTACGCGTGGAGGCACAGAGCTTCAACGCCAAGCATAAGAAAATCACCTACGAGTATGGCGACAAAGACGGTGAAGTAATAAAACTCCGCATAGACGGACTGACAGAAGCCGAGCTAAAGAAGTACGCAATGCAGGCGTTGGAACGCTACAAGCAAAGTGGTTTTAAGGGCTCTTTTGAGACCTTTGGTGTACCCGAAGTAAGCAAGTGTGATATGGTAGAAATACACGCCTCCGACGGCAATAGTGGTACTTATTTAGTGAAAAAGAATGAGATTAGTTTCGGCACCAACGGCTACCGACAAAAGATTGAATTAGGGAATGCATTATGATAAAAGAATTGATACAACAATTAGCTAATACAGGGCAGGAACTATACGCCAAGGTGTGCGAGGTAACCTCTGTAGATGAGGAGGCTAAAACCGCTGATGTAAGTCCCTTAGACGGCAGCTCCCCCATTAACGATGTGTATTTAGTAGTAGATTTTGAACAAGGAGGTTTTTACCTACAACCAAAAGTAGGTTCGCTGGTATGTGTGGCTTTTATTAACAAAGAGACCGCCATAGTAGTAGGAACCTCCGAGCTGGAGAAAGTAGAATGCATCTTGAGAGGTTTTACCCTAAAGATAGAAGACGGAAAACTGCAACTCAAAAATGAGCAAGTCGATTTTAAAACCCTTTTAAACGACCTTTTAACGGAACTTAAAAAGGCTATCATACAGACACCCGCAGGTCCTGGCAACTTTGCCCCGCAGAATGTAGCAAAGTTTGAAGAGATTAACAATAAAATAAATCAGTTATGGGTTTAAACAAACAAGCTTTAAAACAAGGCATTATCACCCTGCAGCAGGATATGCTTACCAAGACAGAGGCAAATCCAGAAGAGTACGCCGAACGCTTAGCCTCCCTTATTTACGACTTTGTTCGTAGTGGCGAGGTAACAGTAGAACCAGGTATACAAGTAGGCACGGCAGGTACAGCCACCGCCCAAAAAGGAGCAACAACGAGTGAAGGAAAAGGGAAAATAACTTAAACACACACATCACAATGGATTGGATATTAGAAGGAATAAAAGAACACATCGTATCGTTTATCGGTATGGTATTATCGGGCTTAGCTGGTTGGTTTTTCGGAAGGCCCAAGCAACAAATGGAGCTACAAACCTCCGAGCTGGACAATGTAGATAAAGCCGTGAAAATCTATCGTGAAATGATAGAAGACTTAGGTGCCAAGTACGCCAATGCTATTGAGGAACTCAAACACGCTAACCAACGCATTAAGGACTTAGAAGCCTCTGTGGAGGAACTCCTTACCGAATTAAAGAAGTACAAACAGCTCAACGGCAAGCGGTGAGCCACCGCAGGCAAATAAATAAAATGACAATAACAGCCCAACATAACCAGTCACTATTAGATCTCGCCCTGCAACACACTGGCTCCATTGAGAGCGTGTTTGAGTTTGCCGAAGCCAACGCTATTAACATCACCGATGATGTAGTGGCGGGCAAAACATTGGCACTACCTGCAGAAGTGTTCACTAACAAAGATATATTAGCCTACTATACGGCTAAAAACCTACAGCCCGCAACGGCCTTTTCTAAGGAAGACGAGCAAGTTTTCGAAAGGCTTGAAGGCATTAGCATTTGGGCGATAAATCTTGATTTTATAGTAAGTAAAGAATAAGAACCTTATGAACAACCTACAATTATACAACGCCGATAACTTAGAGGTAATGGCAACCCTCGCCGATGAGAGTATTGATGTAATTTGCATCGACCCGCCTTATTTATACCTCAAAAACCAAAAGCTGGAACGCCCTTTTGATGAGCACAAGTTTTTTGCTGAATGCAAGCGACTACTTACAAAGAAAGGCTTTATCGTACTATTTGGGAGAGGTACTTCCTTTTACCGTTGGAACACTATATTAGACGGCTTGGGGTTTGTGTTTAAAGAGGAGATTATTTGGAACAAAGGATTTTCTACAGCACCGACTTTACCAATACAACGCTTCCACGAGACAATCTCTATATACACAAAAGAGAAAGGGAGTATAAATGCAGATGTTAAAGTTCCTTACTTAGAAGTAAAACAGCATAATATAGACACTTTGGTTGGTGATATTAACCGAATTAAGTCGGCATTAAATAATACTAAGGAATTAGATTTTATGAAAGAATACTTGAGAACGGGGCATATTAATATAAGCAAAAAAAGAAATGACAAAACCAGTGGGTGCACTATTTCTAAAAACTCAATCGGTATTTATTCTATACCTACAATGTGTTTGAAAGCAATAAAGGAAGGAATGCGAGAAAGCTCTATTATCAAAGTATATTACGAAAGGTTTAAGCGACTTCACCCTACTCAAAAACCCGTCCGCCTATTAGAGCGTTTATTGGCTCTGGTCATCCCCAAAGACAAACCTCGCAATGAGGTAGTAGTAGCTGACTTCTTTGCAGGAAGTATGAGCTGTATGGAAGCCGTTCACAATATGGGTATGCGTGGTATTGCTACCGAGATAGACGAAGAGTACTTCGAGAAAGGCAAACAGCGCATTGAGAGTCTGCAACCCCTAATTATCAATCATTAACCTATGGCACGCACTATACAAGAAATACAAACCCTTATTCTCCAAGCCAAAGCACAAGAACCTGCTTTGAATGAGCTGAACAGCACCTCCAAAGTAGCTATATGGCGATTATGGGTGTACATCATAGCTGTAGCAATATGGAGCTTAGAGAAGCTATTCGACCAGCACAGGGCTGATATTGACAAACGTTTGGCGGAGCTTAAACCACATACGGCACGTTGGTATCGCAGCAAAGCCCTTGCCTTTCAGTATGGTTTTGACCTTTTAACTGACAGCGATAAGTTCAACAACCAAGGGCATACAGAGGAACAGATAGAAGCCAGCAAGATAGTGAAGTACTCGGCAGTGATAGAAAGCAAAAACGAAGGGCGTTTGATAGTGAAGATAGCGGGTGAACAAGGCGAGCAGTTGCAACCTATCACCGATGCCCAAAAGCAAGCCTTTGAATCCTACCTGCAGGAAATCAAAGACGCGGGGGTGCGCCTATCGGTAGTAAATTATCAGCCAGATGTGCTGCACTTGCAAATGAAGATAGTATATGACCCGCTTGTATTAGATAGTAATGGACAAAGTATCATTCACGCTACACACCCAGTAGAAGAGACTATAAAAAGCTACTTAAAACGCCTGCCATTTAACGGCGAATTGGTCTTAGCACACCTTATTGATGCGCTACAACAAGCAGAGGGAGTGAAGATACCGCACTTAGTTCTCGCCCAAAGCAAAAACATCACCAGCGGTGGAAGCTACGGCGCGTTTGAAACGATAGAAATAAGCAAAATACCCACAGCAGGCTACTTTACGATAGACAACTTTAACGATATCTCTTATGTCAGCAATGTATAACCTAAACATCGACAAACTGCTCGTGCTGCTTACCCCTACCTTTCTGCGCAAACCGAAGCTCATAGCGTGGTTGCGTATGTTGGCAGCACCCCTGCACAAGTTGCTGTATGACTTTCAGCAAGCACGCCAAGCCGACTTGTACAACTTGGCACACAACAGCCAAGTATGCTACCTGCGTAAGGCCCTCAATGATGAGTTCGACAGTGAGCAACGGCGTATCCGTATCGAGGACGGAAAGCAGAACGAGCGGCTCTATATATACCCTCGCAGTGCCAATAAGCCTTTGTTTTTAGGCAAAGTCTTCCTCTATCAACGAGGCGACTATATAGACGGGGGAGTAGATTTTATAGTAGTACTCCCACGAGGTTTGGAGTACGATAGATACAAGTTAGAAGCACTTGTGAATTTTTACAAGTTAGCAGGAAAACGTTGGACAATAGAAACTAAATAATATGAATAAGTTACATACCGAACACAATGCAGGTTACCCCTTTGATGTGGCGTTCCTTGCCTTTATGCAAAATGCCTACAACCTATTTAACCATTTTGGACACCTCGCTGGCAATAAGGTAATTATTTCAGGGTGTGAAGAGGTAGGCAACACTATCTCAGCAGGTACCGTCTATATAAATGGCGAGTTATTACCGTTTGAGGGTGGAGCAAAAGACGATACAGTATGGATACGGGAAGACACCACACAAGTAACCTTTCAGGACGGCTTCTCTCGCACATTAGAAACCGTGCGTACCGTTGTTTTTGGTAGGTCTGCCCCTGATAAAACCTTTAACTGGGAAGACTTTCAACGCGTTACTAACCTACAAGATTTAGAAGCCCAAAAAGCTGAAAATAAAGCGTTGAAAGAGTTAAAAGACGAAGTAGAAATACTCAAGAAACAGAAACAAGCTATACCCATTGGGCTAATCGCTATCTGGGGCAAACCTGCTAACCAGATACCCGAAGGCTGGCGCGAGTACACCGACCTGCGTGGTAGAATGCCCGTTGGTTTAGATCCTTACTATCATAAAACTAATGATGATGCTCAAGACTATCAGCTCAATAGCCTACTGAAGCAAGGCGGCGAACGTTCACACAAGCTCACTATTGAGGAAATGCCTTCACATAACCACCAACTGCCTTATAGAGAAACACGAGATGATGCAGGCACAGGAGGTGATAGCAACGAGTTTTCAATAGGAGATGCCCATAAACGCAACACTACCCATACTGGTGGCGACCAACCACACAATAATATGCCACCTTACCACGTGGTACAATTTATTGAGTATGTAGGCTTTCAAGTAGCTCCCTAAATAAGTAACTTTTAAAACAAACAATATGATAACACCCAAAAAAACACTTTACAAATGGTTCTCTAATTTTATGAAACCAGCGCAAGAGCACTTTAGAGCTCTTATTGACAGCTTTTATCATAAAAATGAGCCAATTCCGATGAGCAGCATCGAAGGACTCTCCCTTGCTATTGAGAGCACCGCCTCGGCAAAGCAGCTGCTCAACCATTTAGATGACACCAATGCCCACCGTGCCCTATTTGACGAGTTGAAAAAGCAAATACAAGCTATTCAGACCATCTTACAGGTAGATGATGTAAACCTCGACACTCTGCAAGAAATCGTTACCGAGTTAAAATCTAATGCTAAGCTACAGGAGCTCATCGACAAAAAGGTAAACAAAGAGGAAGGCAAAGGTTTATCATCTAATGACTTCACCAATGAGCTGAAACAGAAGTTAGAAGGTATTTCACCTTTAGTAGGCAAATACTTTAGCAGTAACCTAATACAAGGAAATACTGAATATCTAAAAAGTGATGTATACCAATCTGGTATCACCCACGAGTTAAGGCTGGTTATCCCTTTTATAAAAGGAAAATGTCTACTAAGCTATGTAGGAAAAAAATTAGGTGAAGGAGTTACAATGAAACTCCTAACTCCCAACATAAATAGTGAAGAGGAAATAAAGGGCGAGTTATTACATACTGACAACGAAACAGAAACTCAGTATTATTTGTTAGAAACTGATGATACGGGTTATCTAAAAGGCAGTAACTATTATACTAATAAAATAAAAGTTGAATTGCAAGGTAGTAATTCTATTGGAAACTTGCAGCTAAAACGTATCTTAACACTTCCTGAATGGGAAGCAGAAAAAGGGTTTTATAACACTTATGCCAAAGAAGTTGGCGAAGGCAGAAATATAAATGCAGGGCGTTGTAATCTTGTGCCTTCCTATGGCAGGGATAGAGAAGTTTCGGTATTTTATCAAGAAGGTATGATGTTTTCAGTTGTAAAATCAGGTTATGATGATAATGGTAAAATTACTTTTAGAGGTATCAACGCAACCATAGAAGGAGATACAGAAATCACCGGTAAAGTAGGTTCTCGTGCTGAAGCTATTTGTATGAATGGTAAAATCTACATTACTGTACATAACAAAGTATAATAAACACCCATAGGGGCGAGTTATAATTCGCCCCTATTAACCCTAAATACAAACCGCTATGAAAATCAGAAAACACATTATCAAATTATTTGCACTTAACTATTTAGTGCCTTTTGCTGGTAAAACAAGAAGTTTCACCCGCTCCGCTAACATCATCTTACCCCTAATACTCATCGGAGGACTTATTGTTTGTGCCGAGCTTTACAGCTGGCTGTACATATTGTTGCCATTGTTAGTTGTAGCTTGTTTCTTTGGCTTTGGGTACTTTCACTTTTGCCCGCTTACAGACAAAGACTTTCCCCTGCTTGACGATACCCAACGTTGGCAGTATGAAGCCTTTCAAAGGCGTGTAACTCCAGAGCCTAAAAGCTACAATGCCCGTTGGGTAGTATGGGTAAACCCATTGGCTATAGCAATAACCCTTATTATACTATTCACCCTAATACTATAAGCAATGAAAAAAAGCACACGCACCATTCACTACCTTGTGGTTCACTGCTCGGCTACACCAGAGGGCAGAGAGCACACCGCCAAAGACATCGACCTTTGGCACAAACAAAGAGGTTTTAACGAAATAGGCTACAACTACATCGTACGCCTCGACGGCACCATAGAACTCGGCAGAGATGTAAATAAAATCCCTGCCCACGTAGAAGGACACAACAAGGACAGCATCGGCATCTGTTATATTGGAGGGATAGATAAAAACACATTGCAGCCCAAAGACACCCGCACAGTGGCACAGAAAGAAGCCTTAAAAAAGCTCCTCACCGAGCTTAAAGCCCTATACCCTGAAGCTGAGATTTTAGGACACAGAGACTTCCCAGGAGTAGCCAAAGCTTGTCCTTGCTTTGATGCAAAAAAAGAGTATAAGAATATTTAAAAGCATTAGATATGACAAATGTTAAAGAACTAAAGAAAGATTTTGATAATCTACTTGCAAAAGTAGAACAGTTGCCACGTACAAGAGAATTATCACTTGTTATTACCAAGTTAGAAGAGGGTACAATGTGGCTCGAAAGAGAAATTAGGAAACAAGAAAAATAGGTATGAAAAAGATAATCATTGCATTATTAGCGTTCCTCACCCTCGTAGGGTGCAGAACCAAAAAAGTAGAAACCCACACTCAAAGGCAAATAGAGAAAGAGCACTTTATCACCTATAAAGATAGCTCACAACTATTCGCCTACCAGTCCAAAGTGTCTGCCTTATCCGAACAGTCCGAACAGTCCTTTGAACTCGAACTCGAAACCCTCACCGATAGTGTAGGCAACCCTCGTGAACTCATCTACACCCGCATTCGTGACGGCGATACCGAGACCATAAGGGTAACAAACGGAAAGGTTAAGCTACGTACTACAAGCACCCATTCTAAGAGCCTACAGCAGGCTGATAGTGCCCTTTATAATAATTCATACACTCGCATTAAAACCGAAGCGCAAAAGCACGAATATACCCAACACAAGCAAGTAAGCAAAGAAGTAAACAAAAGCCCCGTAAGGCACATCCTTTGGCTATTGCTTATTGCAGTTTTAGTATTTATCATTTGGAAGTTTAAGCCGTTTCGGTGGAAGATTTAATAACAAATTAAACAGCTTTTAAAACGCTTTTAAAGCACTGCTAAAATAGGAGGACAAGCGGTAAAAAAAATGTCCTCCGCTTTTATTTAAAACAACTTCCTACATCATTTTAAAGACAATCCCAGTGGGACACGGAGGACAATATGTCTTCTGCTGTCTCACTGGGGTTTTGTCTTTATTGATGTAGGAGTCGCAAAAGTATAACAATTTTCTGAATTAGCAAATTTAATAATAGAAAAGAATGAAAAATTACACTACTTCGCCATTACCCTTTCAAGGACAAAAACGCAAATTCGTCAAACACTTCAAAGAAGCCCTTGCACACTTCCCCACCAACGCCACCTACATCGACCTATTCGGTGGTTCAGGCTTGCTCTCCCACACCGTCAAAACCACTCACCCAAACGCCCGCGTAATATGGAACGATTACGACAACTTCGCTCACCGATTGGCACTCATACCCACCACCAACGAAATCATCGCCCAGCTCCGTCCTATCGTAGCCAATGCCTCCAAAGGCACACGTATCACCGAACTCAAGCCCGCCATTTTAGAAGTCCTCCACCGCTATCCACCCGAAGCCTTAGACCTCATCACCCTATCCGCCAACCTCCTCTTTAGCGGCAAATACGCAACCACACTCCAAGCTCTCACCAAAGACGGCTTTTATGCCAAAGTAACCCAAACGCCCTACAACGCCAATGGCTACCTCGCAGGAGTAGAACGCCGCCAAACTGACTATCGCAACCTTATAGCCGAGTTCCAGCACCTCCCGAACACTGTCTTTATCTTGGACCCACCATACCTCTCAACCGACATCAGTTCCTACAGCGGTGCACAAGATTGGAAGCTAAAGGACTACCTACATATCGTCAAAGCCCTCAACGCAATGCCCCGTTACATCTACTTCGGAAGCAATAAAGGACAGCTCTTAGACCTCTTCGACTTCCTTGCCAACGAATATGACCTCCCCAGTCCGTTCAACCACACCACACGGGTAAGCGTCAGCACCAATGTCAATTATACCAGTACCTATGAAGATTTAATGATTTTTAAATACTAAAGAAACAATGAAACCTATATCAAAAATCTGGCAACGTACGCCAATATCCTACTATGGAGGTAAGCAGACAATGCTGCCACATATCCTGCCCCTTATCCCAGAACACACCATCTA